AGGCGGCGGAGGCGGCGTAGGCGGCGGAGGCGGCGTAGGCGGCGTAGGCGGCGTAGGCGGCGGAGGCGGCGTAGGCGGCGTAGGCGGCGGAGGCGGCGGAGGCGGCGTCGTCGGCGGCGGCGTCGGCGGCGTCGTCGGCGATCTTGAGCGCTTCCAGCGCCGATTCTCGATCCACAATCTCCGGCGCGGCACGCAACTTCTCGGCAAGGTCAGGCCGATTGCAAGCATCCAGCGCCATCGGCGCAAACACATGCACCGCAGCATTTGCAGCCAGAAACGCGCGCCGCTGGCGCAACTCTCGCGAGCCGGCTGTGCCGAGAATCTTGGGAAGCGACGGGCGGAGCAATTCGTTGCGGAGCACATCCCCCGCCGGCCCGTGACCCATCCGATCATTCAGCCGAATCACCATTGCGCGAATCGTTGGGCAGACGCACGGGACATAGGTGGTCGCGCCGTCTCCCCCATCGAGCCACTGGGCTACCTCCATTGCGCAGTGGCCCCTGGCGAAGTCGCCGTGTGAGCCGTAGTGCAGCGTGAGCTTGTCCAGTTCTGCGAGTCGTTCCTGAAGCATCTACCTCCTACCTTTCTTTTCTACTCTCTCCCCCTTGGTGGGGGCTGCACTCCTCGTCGAGATGCTTCTTGCAGAGCGCGGCGCCGCCCCACACGTAAGCCGCATACTCAACGGCTGGCTTGCATCCACGCCCACGGCCCGCCGACAACTCGCACTTGGTACCAGGCGGCGGATGTTGGCCGGTGCGCTCGCCTCGAAAGATGCAGATGTGAACAGCACCTCTCACCTCCCACCCCTCCCCTTCTTACGGGAGGGGGCCGGCCGTCCAAAAATCCAGCGAGCCTCTTTGAGACCTTGCGGCGTGAGCCGATACCCATACCTCACGGGAGTCACAAGCGAGCGGCGCCACAGTGCGCGACAAGCGAGCCATTCGGACCCATTGGGCTCGTAGGTTCGCTTCCAGGCGTAAGGCTCGGTGTTCCGCCAGATTCGGCCGAGGACGTCAACAGTGTGTTGGGTCACAGTCCCCCCCTATCTGTCGTGAAGCCCCGGCCCGCATCGGTGAGCCGATACAACTTGACTTCATGCATATGGTCGTCGATGTCGACTCCAGGACCTTCCACCCGCAGCAACCCGAGTCGAACCAAGATATTGAACCCTCGATGCTGACCGCGGCGCGGGAAGATTGCGGCGCGTTCATTCTCCTCCAGGTTGCGAGCACATTGCAGAGTGTAAAGTTGACTTCTACTGAGCTTCATCATCTGGGCCGCTTCCTCTTGGAGCTTGGGCGGTGGTGTAGATCGCCCATCAGTCTTCCCCCATCTCTCTTGGCGCAAATAGGATGTCGTTCAGTCTCTTGGGATCGTAGTTCGAACGTGTGCCCATGCCGGTCGTCGACAAGTAGGCCACGGCCTCGTTGGCCCTCGAGAACCCGATGTTCTTCTTGGTGATGCCGAACTGTGCCAGGAGGGCCATCTGGGGGTAGTTGGCGAGGCCGTGCTGCTGGCGGCCCTTCACCTTCTTAAATAGCTCCGTGGCGGCAGCCTTGGAGAGGCCTCGGATCTGCTCCTCGGGCACGCCCATGTGGCGGAGGGCAAACTCCTGAGCCGTCGTTGCGGGGGTCTGCCCGAAGCGGGCATACTTGATGTCGTCGTCGATCGTCACGCCGAAGAGGTGAAAAGGATCGAACGGGGAGACAACGGCCTTCGCCTGCACCCGCACGGCTCGCGCAATCGACTCGAGCTCGCGCCGGGCGTCCTTCAGTTCCGCCAGGGGATCGATGTCGCCGGCCTCTTCCTTCTTCTTCGCCTTGGCGATCTCCTCGTCGGTGAACCGTCCCCCAAGAACGTCCACCACGCTGCGCAGCGAGTGCCGGCCCGAGTTGCCCACGAAGTCCAAGATCATCGCGTCCGGCTTGGCGCTCGCGGCAATGGCGGCTCGGCGCTCGTCGGCCAGCGTGGGCCCCTTCAGGTGTTCCACGACGCCAGGGAGGACCCTGGTCACCCGACCGACCATCTGGGTGTAGAGGCTCGTCGACTTGGTAGGCCTCGCAATCCCCACGACGCTCCACCTGGGAAAGTCGGCCCCCTCGGTGGCGATGCCGCAGTTGGAGAGGAACTGAAACCTCCCGTCGCGCAAGTCGCGCACGATCCCTTTGCGCAGGTTTGCCTCGGTCTTGCCGTCGATGTACGTGCAGCTGCCCGGCTTGATCTGATTCATCTTCAGCATCGCATATTCGGCCGAGCGGACGCCGGGCCAGAAGAGAACGCCTTGGCGCTCGCCAGCGTTCTCCACGAATTTCTGCACGATCGGATCGACCGCGCGCACCATGGCCTCGTCCAGCTCGCCCACGGCCAGATCGCCCTGCGACGTTCCGACCTGGGAGAGGTCGATCTCCGTCACCTTCACCCGCTTGCACCGCTCCTTGGGGAGCGGGACCAGGTAGCCCTGCTCGATCCCTTGCACGATGTCGAAGATGAACGCGACGTGCTCGAACACCTTGCCCATCGCCAGGTTGTCGGTGCGCTTCGGGGTGGCCGTCACGCCGAGCAGTCTGGCGTCTTGGAAGTGGTCGTAGATGCGCCGGTAGCTCGGCGAGACGCCGTGGTGCGCTTCATCGACGACGATCAGGCCGTACCGCGTCCGGCTCATCTTCTCGAGCCGGGCCTTGTGAAACGACTGCACCGAGCCCACCACCACATCGCTTCGGGGAGAGGCGTGGTAGTCGCCCTGCTCCATGTCGACGAAGCCGCCGAACATGCGCTCGTAGCGTTCGCGCGCCTGCTCGATCAACTCGATGCGCGGAGCCAAGATCAACGTGGGCCCGAAGTCCGCATCCCGCGCGGCCACGCAAAAGCACTGGGTCTTCCCAAGCCCCGTGGCCATCACGAGGAGCTGGCTCGAGAACTTCTCCCAGCCCCGCGCGATCGCATCGGTGGCGGCTCGCTGAAACCAGCGCAGGCCGTCCGGATCGTGAGGGTCCTCGTTGGGAAGCGAATCCCAGATCGCCTTGAGCGGCTTCTCGAGGAGCGACAGTTGGCTCATTCTTCGAGCCCGAATGGATTGTTGTTGAAAGCCTCGAGCTCGGAGAGCGCCTCATCGTCCGTGGGGATCTCGGCCGGCGGCTCCTCGCCCGTCCAGTTGCGTGGCCCAGCGTTCGGGATGTTGGACGAGTGATCGGCCAGGTGAATGGTCTCGCCTCGCAGCTTGATCACCGGATCGTCGGCCCGCAAAAACTCGTCAGGGACGCCATGGAGCTGGTGCTTGGTGATGTACCCGGTCCCCTCGCAGGGAGCGCATAGGGGCTGGGCGTCGTCCTGGCCCTTGCACCAAGGGCACATCATCTCGGGCCTCGAGCCGCGGATGCGCGCGTTGAGCTGCGAGATCTCCCCGCGGAGCCGATCCAAGTTGCCGCTCTGGACGATGGGGAAGTCCTTGGCCGGAAGAGCGAGGAGCCGAGCGATCTTGCCGGCCGCCTGTTGAAACGACTGGTCGATCTCGTCAATCTCCGCCTGCACCTGGATCACGTTCTTCTTGAACACGGGCGACATGTCGAACCAGGGGGACTGGATGGGATCCGCGTTCTCCTTCGCCTTCTGGGCCTCCTCTTGCTCCGCCTTGCGCCTCTTGCGCTGACGCTGTTTGATGATGGCGCTCTCGGTCACACCCGAGGCCTGGGCCACTTCTTTGATCGCTTTCATCACCGCGCCCCGTTTCTCGGGAGCCGCAGCCGCTAGACGTTGCACCATGGCCTCCACGTCGATCTTCTGCCGGGCGGGGTTGTGCTCGCGAATCGCGTTTTCCACGATGCGTACGAGCTCGGCCTCGTTCTCGTCGGCGCACTCCACCATGACGCACCAGATCTTGTCCTCGCCGAGCGCCACATGGGCCGCGGTGCGCCGCCGGCCGGCCAGGAGCTTCTTGTCCGACTTGCGCACGATCACGGGCTGCAAGAGGCCCATGCGCTTGATGCTGGCCGCCATCTCGGGGACGCTCGGATCGCGAAGGATCTTCGGCCAGTCCCCCGGGAGCATGAGTCCGTCAATGTCGTACTGCACGGCGTTCAAGATCTTCATGCTTTCACCCAGTGCATCTGCGGGTAACGCGCGCCGCGCTTGATGAACCGCTGCGCGTCGTCTCCCAGCTCAAGGAGGAGCTTCTCTCGGTCGATCGTCTCCTTGCCCTTGTGCATGATCGGAACCCACCGAAGGCCGTTGCCGTCGGAGACCTTCACTTCGCCCCGCTTGACGGCAGCCTTCAGGTTCTCTTTCCAGGCGGCGAGGAGCTTTTCGGCGGCCGAGACCTGGGCGAGAAGCGCACCCGCACGGGCCGGGTCTGATAGTGCAGCCTCACCAACAGCAGGGAGATTGGCACGGACAAGAGCGGCAGCGGGAATGAGGTACTCTTCGCAGTGCGTTCGACCGTAGCACCCCTCGCAGTGGGGACCGGTGACAGCTTCGCTGGTGTCGTTCGTTGCGGCATGAAAGATCCTCTCCCAAATCAACTCGGCTCTCGGCGTGTCGAAGAGCACGAGCTCCTCGCTCCAAATCCACTCCCCCTCGGTTGCCAGCCAGAGGCCGGTCATGAACCCGTCGCACTCGTGCAGCTTGGCGGCGGCCCAGCCGTAGGCCTGGAGCTGCAACGTGTCGGGGCCCTCGACGGTGAAGATCGTCTTCTTGATGTCGCCCACGAAGGCGATGCGCTGGCCGTTCATGACCGCGATCCACACCATGTCCGCCGTCCCGCGGGCGATCGGTTTGCGGTCGTAGGGCTCGAACTCGCCCCAGCGGGACAGGCCGACCTGTAGTTCCTTCATGGCCTCGGCGTAGTCGAGGGTCACATGGTCGATCACCACGGTCGCTGGCTTGTGCCACTCGAACACCTCCTTGCGCTCATCGTCGGTGAGGGCCGCGATCTGCCGCTCGGCCCCGTCGGTTTGCGCGCACCGGGCATGGAAGGCGGTGCTCATGGCGGCAGGTCGGCCGGCCCCGTGCTTGGCGGCGAGCGCAGCGGAGCGCCCGCAGAACTGCGCCTGGTCGAGGGAGGAGATCCTCACCGGGGCTCCACGGGCCGATCGGGGAGAGCTCGCAGGGCCCCGAGCAGCCGGCCGGCGTCCAGGAAGCTCTCCACGTCCGAGAAGGGCTTGCCGCAGGCGTGCTGGGCGAGCTGGTCGCCGCGGGTGACATTGACGGTCGCCCATCGCTCGCCGGGCGGGTTCTCGCCGACGCGCTTGGGATCGGGCTCACGGAAGGGCTTGCCGTCTGTGCCCGGCCAGCACTTGCTTTTGGTGAGGCCCTGGATCTCCTTGCGCTGGTCGTCGCTCATTCGGCCATTGGGGTCGAAGGTGGCGTTGTTCTTGACGCCCTCCTCGTGGTCGGAGAGGCCCATGGGCCTGGTGATGGGGCCGGGCTCGAGGAGCGACTCAGGCTGCTTCTGGTCGCGCTGGGCCTGGGTTTCCCCGCGGTAGTCGGGGCTCGTGACCTGGCGGGGATCGGGAGTAGGGCCGGTTTTCTGCTCGGCGACCGGCGGCGCCGTCGTCCCCGCTGAACCGTTGGCGGGGGCAGTCTTGGGCGCTTCGGGCTTGGTAGCCTTGGGCGCCTGGGTCTTGGGTGGATTTTGTTCGCGAGGGTGGTGCTTCTCGGCCTGCTGCGAGAATCCCTGGGCGTCGTCGTCCTCGCCGGCTGGGAAGACCGACAGGAACGACAGGACCCCGTAGCGGCGCTGGTAGGTGACCCGCTTGCCGAACTGCTGCGGATCCGCCTCGTAGGGCACCAAGGTACGGCACGAGATGTAGGCGCCGCTCGAATGCGCCAGGATGGTGCGAATCGAGTAGCCGTAATCGGCTGAACCGCCGTCGATCGGCTGCATGAGGCAGAGCTCGCACGCCGAGAGGGCCGGCCGGACTGCGCGGAGCACGACCGACAGATCGGCATAGTCGTACTTGTACTTGCCGGCGTCCGCCGTCTCGTTCTTGATGATCTCGGCAAACATGCCCTGCGCTCTCGCAAGGGCAGCGAAGAGCGGCGCGCAGTCGCCGACCATCTCAAACATGGGGCGGGCCGGAGCTGGACGGGCTGCCTCGGGCGCAGGTTGGGTGAGCTGTTCGGATACTTGGTTCATGGTGACGATCTCCTGTTGAGCTTGCGAGTCTATCAGACTTGTGCTCGGGGTACAATGGGTTGCGCTGTGGCCACAGTCAAGTGTAAGCTACCGTCATGGCAAAAAAAGTGGACGTGGGAAAGGTTGCGGGCAACGGCCCCCGCAGCATCATGATGCCGAAGGTACGGGTGGAGCCGGCCCAGCAGGTTCGATACATGCGGGCGATCAACAAGCGCTCCGAAGGGGTGGGGCAGGGCGTGATCACCTATGCCTTTTGCGTGCGCGAGGCGATGGATCAGTGGAGCGATCGCCAGCTCGGGAATGTGAAGGGCTGAACCATGGCTCGCATGAACTACGGCAAGCGCTTCGGCTCCGGGATGAGCATGGGGGCGACTCACGTATTCGTGAGCGGCAAGAAGAGAACGAAGCTCCAGCCGACCGGCCCTGGGAAGCAAGCTCAAGCTCGCATGAAGGCGCTCGCTCGCTTGGAGGCTAATCCACCCAAGCCCGGAAGCCCGGAAGCGCAATGGCTTGCTCGCATGACGAAGCGGCACGCGAGGTGATAACCGTTCTCTAGCGAACCTCTGCTGCGGAGCTTTCAGAGCGCCCAGGCGACTCGAGGCGCACCCCTCGCTAGGAGAACGGAAAAAACCTGGTGTAGCGCCAACCGTACCCCGCCCGTGGACGTTATGGGCTCTTGCTGCCTGACCCAGACGAGTACTGCCGACAGCTAGCGTACTCGGCGTACCTACGCGATGTGTCAACTCGCTCGCATGGAAATATCGTGCAGGAATTGTGGAAATTCCATGGAGACCCAGAGAACGAACGGAATTGTTCACTCTCACGCTCCCTTCCTCATCGGGCGATCCAACTCCGCCCAGCACCCGGTTTTGCACAGCCCCGAGCCGTGACGGTGGGGGAAGTGGTAGGCGAGGCAGGAGCAGATCCCCCACCGCTCCGCGCGTCGCCACCGGCAATAGGGCCTGCCCGGGCGGCACTTCGCCGTGTGCTTGATGCCGCGGTACTCGTTGCCGTAGCAGCGGGCGCTCATCGTTTGCGCCAATCCCCGAGGGAGCGATCGAGGCGGTCATTCGCCCGGCGCAGTCCTTCGGTGACGCTCGGCATGGTTCGCCTGGGAGCCTCTCGAGCGAGCGAGAGCCGGCGGGCAAACTCTGCGAGCGTGATCGAATCTCTCTCTTGCTCTGTCACGCCCGCGACAGCGCAGAGCTCGTTCAGCTTTTCGTGAAACGTCATGGTTCCTCCGGAGATCCTTGGTCCAATGGTAGAGTGGGGGCCGCGGGTCTACTATCGAAACCCTTGGTGTCCTCCGCGGCCCCCGTCGGCCTGCCTGCGATCACCCACCCCCTTTCACGTGCTCCACGTTACCCGGGTAGGCATACCCCACGCGCTCCGGGATGGTGTGGCCCTTGTACTCGAATGGCTGCCAGATGATGGCGAGGAGATGGCCCTGCTTGCCGATGACCATGCCCGGGTGGCCGAAGAAATCCCCGGCTTCGTAATTGAGCCGGCGGTGCTGAGCAGTCGTGCGCACCCTGTCCCCGATCTGGAAGTGATCCAGACTGCCCTGCTGCTCCTCGCGGTAGGCCGGGCGCAGGGTCGGATCGGAGCACGTGGGGCAAGGGCTTGGGGCGTGGCCGTACATCTGGGCTTGTAGGGGGTTCACGACGCCACCGGGAGCGCGATGTCGCCCGCGTAATCGATGTCCCAAAAGGCACCATCGACGTTGATCGCGTACGGAGCCAATCGGCCATCCTTGAGAAGCTCTTCGCGCAAGGCCTGAGAATATAGGATATCGCTACGCCAACCGGCCGCCTCGAGCCACGTGGTGGGAGCTGGGCGAACTTCGAGCACTTGACGGGCAACGAAGTAGCGCGCGGTCCACTCGACCGAAAGCGTGTAGCCGTTGCGGCCTCCGGTGAACCGCTTGCCCATGGCGCGATGCTCTCGCTCGATCCGCTCGGACTCTCGCAGGGCATCGGCGAGTAGTGCGGTATGGCCAGCGATGCGCTCGATCGCCCACCATGTGTTTTTTACGAGGTTTTCCAGTTGTGCCTTTTTCATGGTCAATACTCCGTAGTTACCTACAAATCGCCATAGTCGGGGCCAAGGTCAAAGGACCAGTGGCCGGGCCCAAATTCCTCGTCTGTATCGAAACACAGCAGCGTTCCCTCATCGTCCACCTGCCACTCCTCGCAGTAAGCCGGGCGGCATTCGTTGACGTCGGTCGACGTCATGGTGTCGGACCACGGCAGAGCGCCAGGGTCGACGGATTGAAGCGGCGAGGTGATGAGCAGCGCAGCGGCGAGAATGATCATCGGCTCACCTGCGCAGCCAAATAGGCCTTAACCGAGTCGTGGCCCAAGTCTTCGATCTTGACAAAGCCGACCCACTGGCCAGCGCGCCGAACGGCCATCGTGTAGCCGAACCCTCGCGTGGCAACGAACTCGTCGCCCGCTTCTGGCATCACCCGAACGTCTGGATAGGTGATGCTCGCCCCGCCTTGCAGCCAAGCTGTATGCGTTCTCACGACCGCACCTCGCCAGTCTCGGGATCGCAGTACCGATCACTCACCAGCATGCTGAGCTCTTCGCCGTTCGCCTGTGCCCATGCGAGCTGATCCGGCGTGTATTCGGCGAAGTATTCCGCATCGGTGTCGCCCGGGCGCATTGCGACGCACGAAGCAGCCGCTTCTTTCGCGTAGGCCGAATCGGTGCAGTGACCCGCCGGAATGCCTACGTAGAGCCAGCCATCGGGGAACACCTCGCGACCGTTCTGGCGGACGATGATGTTGAGTCGCTGGTGACCGTGCGGCCCATAGGGGCCGAGCTCGATTGCCTCGATCGTGACGGGCCCGCTGGCCAGCTTGAAGCGCAACGTGAATGCTCGGTTTAGGTTCTCGTACATGGTTCCAACCCTCCACACTGCCCGCGATCCTCCTGATACGCGGGTAGGTTGGAATGTGGGAGCCTCAACTTGGCAAGGCGTGATACCGCTCGGTTTCGAGCTCATGATTGAGCCTCACCAGCACGTCAACGGTCCCAATCGCTCGTTGCAAGCGCATGGCGCGGTCCGCAATATCGGTGATCGGGAGAGGCATGCTACCCGTCTCGTGTCCCGCCACAATGTGGTCGGCCGCCCTATCACACTTTGCCTTTAGCGATTCGGCGAGACACATAACTTCGTGCGCGTAGCTGTGCAAAAGACCCAACTGTTTTACCAGTAATGCTCTAGCGTTCTCGTCTCTCATGGTCTGAACCCTCCAACGAACCCCCAAGAACCGTGCGGCTCGGGGGCTCTAAGCAAGGTTCAGCGCGAACCGACGACGACCTTGGCCGGCCCTTCGGCCGTCACGACGGTCACCTCCGAGAAGTAGCGCAGTACCACCGGGCGCTTCGTGTCGAAGCAGACGGCAACGGGCCGGTCTTCGGCTTTCTTGTCCGCCATGACCTTGTAGTCCCTGCAGACCACGAGGCGCTCAGCTCGAGCCGGCTCCGTGGCTTTGGGGTCCGCGTGGACGTTGGCGGCCAGGGTGGCGAGACCAGCAACAATGGTGAAAAGAGCAATTCGGTTCATGTTCATTCTCCTCGGCCGGCGGGACGAACCGCGCGACTCATGTACCCCACTATACCCACGCCGTACCCCATGTCAATAGCTCAAGCACAAGAATCGACATCAGTGGACACTTTTTCGAATGTCCACCATTGGGCCGACTCGACCCACGGCCCGAGCTCGCGGCCAGCTCCAGAAATCCCACGGGGCGCTTAACACCCATAACCCTCCCCTCTAGACCCACTAGAGAGAAGGTAGCCAGTAGGCTGGGGCTAGCTCTGAGGCTAGCTCTACCACGAGATAGGTGGACAATGCGGCGGAATGTCCACTGTGAACGATTGTTCACACCCGGCCTCCCACCCCACAGCCCACGGAATCCCGTGACTTGTGAACCAACGTTCACACCTGCCCACGGTTTTCCGTGACCTGCCTCCCCTCCAGTAGTTAACCCCCTCTATTGAGGCTTAACTCCCCAAAAACGGGGGCTATGTCCTGGACGGACGGGGTCGCGCTCCCCCAAGTGTGAACCACCGTTCACGTAGCGCGCGCGCCACGGTGTACGTTGGGGCAGCTGTCCACCGGGCTGCGGCCCCCGCGCGAGCCGCCCAGCGACCACCCCGGGGGGAGGGTGCCCCCCATAGCCGGGGGGCGCGCTTTAGGCTGGGAATTTTTCCAAGGTCCACTCACGGGGATTACGTAATCCTTGACAGGTGGCTACGGATTACTATAATCCCGTCATGAGCAAGACCGATGATATGAGGAAGCGGCGTGAGGCGATGGTCCGTGGGAGGGCCGAGCCTGCGCCTCCCGTGGTGGAGTTCGCGGAGCTAAGGCCGCTCACTGAGGAGGGCATACGGAAGATGGGTGTTCGGGGGCGCCCCAGGCAATCTGGGGAGGAGAGGTTGCCGTTGACGGTCAAGGTGACGGGTGGGGAGAGGGGCGCGCTCCGGGCGAAGGCTGACCGGGCGGGGCTGCCGTTGTCGGTGTGGGCGAGGGAGGTTCTGTTGAGGGAGGCTGGGAAGGGAGGACTGGATGAGTAGGGAACTGGGTACCGATGGATTTGTTGCCGAGCTAATCATCGTTGGCTCCGCGGTTGACGTAGGGCTGCCTGGGTGCGGGATCTCCAAGGCGAACGCGGACCGCTTCGTGCGCAAGGTGCAGCGCGATGCGATGGAGTGCCAAACGATGGCCCTCATGCAGTTCCTCAGCGCAAACTGGGAGCTCGAGGTCGACGAGGACGCCAAACTCCGCATCCTCAACTTCCTCCGCTCCCAATACCCCAAAACGTAGTTGACGGAAGAGGGGGTACATGGTACTCCCCTGAGGTGGAGGCTGCATGAAAAAGAAGACCGGGTTTGCGCTTTTGAGTGCCGAGCAGAAGCGGAGTATGTCGTCGCGCGGGGGCAAGACCGCTCACGCGAAGGGCACGGGGAGGCGCTGGGACAGTGAGGGCGCGAGGGCGGCCGCGAAGCTCGGTCAGGAGAAGCGCCGCCAAAACCGCCAAAAGGCGCTCGAGATGGCCGTTACCGTTGGCGCCGAGTGAAAACGCTCCTTCTCTACGAGCACGAGTTTCAAGTGAGCTTCGAGGGGAGCTACCTGCGCGTGGACCTGTCGACCTACGACCCGCAGTCGAAGGTCGACGGCGTCATGTGCCGGCCGGTTTTTGACGACGAAGGTCGGCGCGTGGGAGACCAGCCGGCTTTGCTCGTTCGCGATCGAGGATACGCGAACACAGAGCCTGCAAATCCCACCTACGCTGTCGTGGTCCGCCGAATGGGTCGTGCGACACCCATTCCAGAAGAGTGCGGACCGCTCGTGGGTACGTTTGCGACGGACCGGGGCCGCTTCGAGTGGTATGTGTTTGGTCCGCGCCGCTCGCCCGCAGCGCCCGCACGCCCTTCCGCTGGTAAAAGTTCAGAATCAGCGCCCCTGCCTGCTTCTCGGTCAGCCGAATCTTCGTCGCCTGGCCCGAAACGCCCAAGTCCTGCTTCCATTGGGCCACTTGGCGGGCTGGAGCCTTGAGGTACTGGGCGAGCTCATGGAGCGAGGCGACCGAAGGAGACCGGCGCTTCTTTTTGCCGCCGAAGGTCATCTCTCCGACGCGCACGAGGCAGGGCTGACGTGCTCCCACTCGTCTACCTTCCCAAGGTCCCAGCAATCTGGCAACAGTTTCTCGAGTTCCACCAGGCCCATAAGGCTCCCGTCCAGCCACCAGAGCCGCCCGACGCGATCCTCGTCGGCACCGCGGATTCCCAGCTCTACGCGGGCGCTTGCATCTATCCGACCGACGGGCCCTTCGCGGTCGTGGAATACTGGACCACCAACCCTGGTGTTCTTCAGGCCGATCGCCACAAGGCGGTCTTGGCCGCCATCGATGGCCTACGAACCTACGCAGCGACCCGAAACAAGTCCATCTTTTGCTTTCCGAGAGAGAGCAAGGGACTCGAGCGGATGCTACGAAAGAGCGGGTTCGCGATGAGCCCGACGGTGTGCCTCTACCACTTCCCATGGAACTTCACCGGGCTCGAGGTTCACGGCGGCGAGGTGCTTACGGTGAAGCGAAAGAAGAAGCGATGATCCGGACCGACATCGAGCCGTCAGTCGTCACGGTGGGAGAGTTGCGCGACCTGTGGCGCAAGCTCCGCGTGGCTGTTCCCGCTAAGCAGTGGGGCTTTCTCAACGTGAACCCGGCGTCGGTCAAGAAGGCCCGCCAGAAGTGGCCGAAGAAGCGCAGTTGACCACGATCGCCTGGGAGAGTACAGTGTGGCCCATGTTAGGTCATTGGATCCAGCCGTGGCCGGGAGAGCAGGTGCTCGGAGAGGTCGTTTCCGTGGACGGCGACCGCCTGGTCTGTCGATGCCGCAACGGCCTGCTCTTCACAGTGGACAAGCTCGACGCGATCGACATGTTCGTTGGCGAGAACTACCATGCGGCCCGTACGCACGTGGCGACCGACAGGCCCCAGCGTTTGCCTCGGACCTCGGCCGCATGAGACAATACGTTCTCAGCGCAAGAGGCGGCGGCAAGTTGATCTATTTCGAGGGCGACGTCCTGCACCAGTATAAGGACCAGGCGGGTCTTTGGACGATCGGGCGAGGGCACCTCATGAACGCAGTCGAAGTGGCGACCGGGGAGCTTCCCGGTCACGTGCAGGCGATCCGAGATTCTCAGGGCCGCTGGGCCATCACTGAGGAGCAGAGCATTGCGATCTTCCAAGTCGACACCGGGCGCTTCGCGAAAGACCTCACGGACCTCTACCATGGGCCGCGCGAGCTCGAAGACCATGAGGCCGACGCGCTCATCCTCTGGGACTACAATACTGGGGCCCTCGCTAGTTCAGGTGTCCTTAGAGCTCTTAACGATGGACGGTACGGAGACGTGCCCGGTGAGATCCTTCGTTGGAATCATCGACGCGACCCGAGGACTGGGAATCTCGTTGTCGATGAAGGCCTTACCCTCCGTCGCCAAGCCGAGGTCAGCATTTGGCTCAACGGATACGACCACCCCGAGACCGACTCGAGGCTCCAGGCGGCCGACGTCGCCGAAACCTCGGGCCGCGCGTTCGCTATAGGGTTCGACTACCAGCACCTCTTTTGGGAGTCCGATCCGCTTCACCAAGAGACCGATCCGGACGTGGGCTCGTGAGCCACATCGGTCCGGTGCACTCGGTTTGGATCCCTGGGCCCCTTCCGGGGCTGAACGAGATCATCGACGCGCGGGGGCACGTGCGCGGCAAGTGGAACGGCTACATGGCCATGAAGACGAAGTGGGGCGACCGCATCGCCACCATGGCCTTCGTGCAGAAGTTCCCCAAGATCACGGGCGGCTATTTCACCTACCTCTTCGTCGAGCGCGACCGGCGCCGGGACAAGTCGAACATCGCGGGCGGCGGGGTCAAGCTCATCGAGGACGGCCTGCAAGAGGCCGAGCTGCTCGAGAACGACGGCTGGGACCAGGTGCTGGAGATCCGGCCCTACTTCACCGTCATGGCGGGCGGAGCCGCGGAGCACGTCGGCGTCTCGCTCTCCGTGAGCCAGGACGAACCCCTCACCTTCGAGGAAGCGATCCTCGAATGTCAGAAAAACAGGAGATACCACCATGTCGGAGACCGAGTCAGAGAAGAAGGGCAAGCGTCCCTTAACCGCGTTCGCGCTGGAAAACGACGTCTTGCGGAAGATGGCCCACCAACTCTCGCGATTGCCCGACCGAATGAGCAAGGTCCGGGCGGCGGAGTACATGGCCCGAGTGGCCCTGGAGGGGGAGACGGAGAAGGTGAAGCAAGTCAGTCCCGCGGGGCAGCTACCGCTCGCCGGTGGTCCCTCGCGCGCTAACGGATTTGGAGATCTGGGCGAATGACCGAGCCCACAGCGGGATCCCAGGTCTTCGCCTACCAGCTCGTGGTGCATGGGCCGGGAGGACAGGCGTGGACGTTCACGAAGCAGTTCTTCACGGACAAAGAGGCCGCGACCGAAGCCGGGAAGGTCGACGTGGAGACGGTCATCGCCATGCTGCAAGGAGGGAAGATCGTGCTCCAGACGCCGCAGGGTCCCCGGGCAGCCATGACCGTCGCCGAGCTCTTCGCCCTCCTCGGTATCGTCAACGTGTCGACGGCGGGCGTGATGGGCGAGCTTCACGGCAGGGTGCTTGTGGGGGCCAAACCCGGTATTCTGATGCCCAATGGCAAACCGATCTCTTGAGGGACTCTTGGAGGACGAAACGGTTCCCACCGTGAAGGCGGAGATCGTCCCTGTCGCCCCAGCTCCCCTCGCGGAGCCCATCGACACGCTCCGAGCGATCGAAGACCGCGTTCTCACCAAGGCGCTCCGCGTGGTGGAAGACGGGCTCGCCTGGGCGGACATCGACATCGGAGAGAAAGGCATTCCGGACGAGTGGATCAGGGAGTGCGGATCGCTCGTCGAGGCCAAGAAGCGCCAGCGCGCAGCTCACGCCGCGCAGTGCGGCCCGAAAGAAGCGCCCGTAGGTCTCAAGCTGGCGAAGGAAGTGTTCGTGGGCGTCGTCAAGGCAAGGGCCACCGAGCGGGCTGCTCCCAAGCAGCTGAACCTCATCGTCGGGAAGATGGACTTTCAGCTCCCGAGCTTTCCGAAGGTGAAGGTCACCACATGAAGTTCCAGCCGCCCGATGGCGTCCAGTGGTACCAGCACCGGATGACCGGGGATGCTGGGTACCGCCACCGCGATGAGGAGATGATCCACTACCACCGCGGGCAAGACGCGATGCAGGTCAGGTTTGCGCCGGCCGATTGGATCGAGCAGAAGGAGCCGCGGCTTCTCACCGAGATGATGGTGGCGGACATCGCATTTCATGCCGATCGCCGCCTCTGCTACTGCCTCGGCGACTACGCCAAGGCGAGGCGCGAGTGGATCAACCTGCGCGAAGAGGAGAAAATCAGCTTCATGCAAAAGGGGCCCCACGCGGTCGATCGCAACCTCGAAGCGCGAAAAAAGCTCTACGACCACATCCAGTCAGCTCTCGAGGAATACCTGTCATGAATCCCATGAGAGGCGTCTACCGTGTGGATCGGCACTCGAAATCCTACGGATGGGAGTGGTGCTGGGGATTCGTGGCGGAGACGCCGGTGCAGGCGGCGCATCGGGTGAAAGATGTCCTGGCCGTGGCGCTTCAGGGGCGGTATCGAATCGCCGCGCCCAGCGGTGAGACGGTGGAGTTTCGGCTGTGAGCTTCGGCCTAGTCACTCGTCAGATTGGGCAGAAGCTCCCGTCGATAGAGGAGATCGCCGACTGCCTTCGCCAACTCTTCAAGCTCTACAACGTCCTGGCCCAGGCAATGAACGACGGCGCCATCTCGCTCGGAACTGTCACCGTGCGCGTGGTGACTGGCGTTCCCACGGCCACCGACGCGGACGGTTCGATCGCTTTTCGCATCGACGGCGGAGCTGGAACAACCCTCTACCATCGTGAGGCGTCGGTATGGGTGGGACGAGCCTAGCCACAGTCGAGAGGACCCCGTGGGGCTCGCTCCCGAGCGACTGGGCGACGCTCTACCACAACCTTCCCTACGATGAGGTTCTCGGTGGTGGTTCGGCAGGCCCCGGGAAAACCGCCGTTCTGCTCGAAGACCCTCTTCCCCAAATCTTCGTCGAGCACCAGCGCTGTCTCTTTCGGAGCGAGCCGGACCATCTCGAGCAAGCTCTCACCGGACTTGGGATCCCGCGGCTCCTACCGAACCCGCTCGGTCCCGAGCACTCCGACATCAAGAGCCGCGACACCGGCCTGCGCTGGGGAGAATCGGTGGGCTGGGCGCTCCACCTGCGCCGAACGCTGAAGATGCTCCGGCAGAGCATTCTCCGGTCTCACAAGATTTTCCCCAAGGTCGATCCCGAAGCCAAGTGGGACGACAGCGAGGCCACCTGGATCTTCAAGTCCGGGTTTCGCTTCCAGTTCGGTCACTGCCAGCACGCGAGCTCGTGGGAAGACCACATGGGCATCGAGTATTCCCACCTCGGCTTCGACGAGCTCGTGCAGTTCGACAAGGAGCAGTACGAGCAGATCGTGACCCGTGTCCGCTCGAGCGACGCGGTGCTCATGGCGATGCTGAAGACCCGCAGCATGTCGAACCCTACCATGATCATGGACGCCGAGGACACCTTCTCGGTGAAAGATCCCTACTGGGTCCGTCGCTACTTCCACATGGACGAGGCGCCCGACGGCAAGGTGGAGTTCGAGCGCGAAGTGGACATGGAGGACGGCACGACCGAGCGCTCCAGCCTTTTCTTTTTGCCGGCCTCGATCGACGACAACCCCAACAAGGTCTTCGTCCGCAAGTACAAGGCGAAGCTCATGATGCGCCCGCTCCACATTCGCGAGGCGCTTCTCAAGGGCAACTGGTTCTTCACGCCGGGCTCCTATTACGGCGAGGTGTGGAACGACCGCCTCCACGCGATCGCGCCGTTTCGGATCCCCGAGGACTGGCCGATCTTCCGCTCGATGGACTGGGGCTTCAAGCACCACGGCTGCGTGCACTGGTGGACGATGGACCCCGACGGCAACCTCATCTGCATCCGCGAAATGTTCTTCATCGGCAAGACCGACATCGAGGTCGCCAAGATGATCAAGAACGTCGAGGAGCCGATGGGGCTCTGGAGACAGGGAAGGTCGCTCATCACCGGGCCGGCCGACACGCAGCTCTGGGAGCAGAGGGGCCAATCGCATACCCGCTCGATGGCCACCAATTTCGCCATGAAAGGCGTCGCCTGGGTGAAGTGCGACAAGGGCAAGACGATGCAGCGCGCGGCCGAGCTTCTTCTCGGTCGCCTCGGCGATCACAAGGACGGCTCGACCGTGCCGGGGATCATGTTTTTTCGGACCTGCCCCAACGCGATGCGGGCGCTCAAAGCCATTTTGACCGATCCGAAGAACACGGCAGCTCCGCTTGATGGCGGCGAGCACAGCCACGCCCACGACTCGATCCGCTATGCTTGCACCTACGCCTCCAAGGGACGAAGAGGGATCGGAAAGATGCGCAAAACCAAGGACCCGTGGGAGGTCGAGAAAGAATCCTCTCCCAACGCGGGTAAAACAGGGACATACTTCGGCTACGGTACCGCGTAATGGCAACAGACACCCAGGCTGCTCCGGACGACACGCTCGATGACAGCGGCAAGCCCAAGAAGGCCTTTCCGCCCTACGACGAGGACTCGCCGAACCTGGTGAGCGACTTCTTGGCGCACCCCGAGGGGATAAAGGCGCTGGAGGAGATCGCCGCCCGCGTCCTTCTGGACTCCGACACCGACTTCGAAGCTGGGGCCGAGCGGCGGGACCAGTTCAACAAGGACTGGCGCATCTTCCGCGGCACGCTGCCGAAGAAAAACGGGACGTTTGCCGAGGCGGCCAACTGCCACGTCCCGATTGCGATCGAGAACGTGACCCGAAACACCTTCCGCGCCTACTCCGAGCTCTTCGGCGACTGGGACAACGTGTTTGGTGTCTCACCGCTCGGTCCGGACGACCAGGAGCTCGCTTCCCTCCTGACGCTCCACGGCAACTGGCAGATTCGATCGCAGATCTTGGACTTCCAACGCCAGATGGCGAGAGGGATGCTGACCTTCTTCTTCACGGGCGACGTTTCAGGTCAGTCCTACTGGAACCCCGAGACGGAGATGAATCGCCATGAGGTACTGACGCTCGACGACCTGGCGGTGCCCTACGTCTACACCTCCACGATGCCGGACTACTCCGATGTCCCCCACCTGTCGCTCGTTCTCTACCGCTACCGACACGAATTGGAGCACAGCTCGGAGTTCGACGAAGATCAGGTCCGGAAGGTGCTCGACGAGAACAAGCCCTCTCTCGACGACGAGCCGTCGCAGCCGATCCACGACGACACCGCGAAAGACCTCGGCCAGGACGTCGACGTGGCTCCCAAAGCAGCGCCATACAAGCTCATCGCCTACGACGGGTGGCTCATGCTCCCGCTTCAGGAGAAGGAGCGCTACTGCAAGGTGGTGGTCGACTACAAGACCAAGACCGTCCTGCAGCTGCTCATTCTCGAGGAGCCCGACTGGCAAGACCAGCAGCGCTTCGACGCGCAGATGCAGGAGCTCACCGACTACCGCGTCCAGTTCGACGCCTACGAGAAGGCAGTCCTGGATCAACAGGTCGCCCTCGAGCACACCCAGCAGCTCGTCGACGCGGCGGCGCCCCAGATGGGCATGGAGCAGCAACAGACCGCGCAGGAGGGGCTCGACCAGGCCAACCAGTTCGCATTGCAGCTCCAACCTCCGATCCCGCCGCAGTGGTCGCAGAATCCGCACGATCCTGCCGAGCGCCCCGAGCCGGTCAAGCGCGTCCCCGTCTATCTCAAGTCCCACGCGGTTCTCATCGAGCCGCTCGTCGGCGGCATCGGGCTCGGCTACGGAACGATGGAGTGCGACTTCAACCGCGCGGCCAACACCGCGCTCTCGCAGCTGGTGGACGAAGGAGCGCTCTCGAACTGCGGCACCTTCATCGTGTCGGACATCATCGAGTTCGCGGAGAAGTTCGAGATCTCCCCCGGCAAGCTAAACCGAGTCACCAACGTCTCGGGCGACGAGCTGAAGGCGAACATCATGCCCCTGCAGTTCCAGCCCCCGAGCCCGGTGCTCGCGCAGGTGGTGGAGAACATGCGGCAGTACGGCTCGGAGGCGATGCAATCGTCCCCGGCGCTCTCCGGAGATCCAGGCAAGTCCGGCGAGCCCTTCCGCGGCTATGCGGCGCGCGTGGAGCAAGCGACCAAGCAGCTCTCCGTGCCCACGAGGGGCTTCGCCAATACATTTCTCGTTCAGATCTTGCGCAACAACGCCAAGCTCAACGCCAAGTTCTTGAAGGACGAGGAGTTCTTCCATGTGGCGGTGAGCAAGGGAGCGATTCCGCAGGGGATGAAGGTGTCTCGCTCGATGTACGCGCGGAACTACCATGTGGAGATCCGGGCGGACCTGCGCTTCGTGTCCCAATCGGAGCGGGTGCAGGAGGCAATGGAGCTGATGGCGCTGCCGAAGATGGCGCCCCAGCTCATGCCGAATGCGGCCTTCATGTACCAGGCGGTCAAGCAGTACTTGATGGCGAGCGACCGCGCCGACATGGTGCAGTACCTCGGCAACGCTCCAGGTGCGCCGGTCTTCTTCGGAATGCCGAGCCAGACTCCCCAACCCCAACTCCCGGCCGGTGCGCCCCCGGGCGCCCCAGGGCAGGCTTCTCCTGGCCCGCCAGGTCAGGCGCCCGGGGGCGTTCCGCCCGCGAGCCCCGCCGGCATCGCCGGAACTCCGCCGATGCTGAGGTCGGTGGGATGAGCGAGGACGATCTCTTCAAGGACTGGCTCCGCCACCCAGAGACCGATCGCATTCGCAAAGTCGCGGTGCACAAGGTGGAGCAGGGCATGAAGCTCCTCCTCTCCCAGGCGCGCATGTCGACCGATTCGAAGGTGGCGGCGATCGCCAACTCCATCACCGCGTTTCAAGCCGTGGTTGTCGAATTGAGCCCAAAACAGGAGAAACCCCAAGATGACGATGAACCAGGAGAAGACACTTGAGCAGGTGATCGCCGAGGCGCGCAAGGCAAGCGCAGAGCGGGACCTGGAAATGCCGGCCCTGCAAGACGAGACGGCGATCCGAAAAGAGGCGATGAAGAAGTTCGAGGCCGCGGTGCGCGCCAAGATGTCGCCGCCCGAAGTCCTCAAGCTGCCTTCGCTTCTCGAGCAGAGGCGGCAGGAGTACGGGATCATCGACAAGGCGTTCGAGCGCCAGTGCGTGTGGGACCGAATTTTGGTCTACCAGATCGACATGCACCAGGAGGAGACCTACGTCGAGGGTGGGCTCATCATCAAGAGCGAGATCGCCAAAAAGTCGACGCGCTACCATGCGGCGCGCGGGCTCATTGTGTCAGCCGGTCTGAAGGCGATGGACTCGCTTCGGTCCTACGGGATGGAGCTCGGGCACATCGTGAACTTCATCAACTCGGCGCCCTGGCGGCTCGAGGTGGACCACGTGGCCGCGATCCCTTTCGAGCTTCTGGTGATGAACGTGGGCGACATCATTTGCTCCGAGGATCTCGCCGCGAACCTTCTCGAGGGCTCCGTCGGGGCCGTTCTCCGAGAAGGTCGACACCACTACGTCCGCACCGGGGAGAGCCTGGGCGAGCCCGTCGAACCGTGGATCTCGGAGGACCACTAGCCAAGGGACCGTAGTCGAGGGTACACTGTAGCCCCAGGAGAACGACATGCCGCCGCAAGAGCAAGAAAGAGCAGCGAACGAGAAGGCCCTCCGCGAAGTGCAGGAGGGGGCCGAGGGCCCCCAACACGACGACGTCCTCGAGCTGAAAGAGGACGAGCCGGACGAGGGCGCGGAACCCGAGGCCCAAGCCCCCAGCCGCCAGCAAAAGAAGAGCAATCGGTACCGCGAGGCGACGGAGCGCGCGGAGCGGGCAGAGACCGAGGCGGCCGACCTTCGAGCCCGTCTGGCGGCGCAAGAGGAGATCCGGCGGGCGCTTCCTCAGGCGTCTCCGGCGGAGCAGAAGGATCCGCACCAGGAGAAGATCGCTTCTCTGCGCAAGCAGCAGGAAGATCTGATCGCCGACTTCGACGCCATGACCCCCGAAGGCAAGAAGGCTCGGCTCGGCGAGTTTCGTAAGCGCTGGCAGGACCTCGACACCGATGTGGCTACGACGATCGCTGAGCGAGCCGCCGCGAAAGGCTCGCCTCAAGGTGGGCTCGATCCGCAACGGGCAGCCGAGATCGCCGCGCTGCGCGTTCGCTACTCGGACGTGGTGAACCATCCGAAGGGTGGCGACATCATCAACTGGGCCTCCGGCCAGTGGGGCTCTCTCCTCGCTCGCGCCCGATCGCTCGGCCAGGCCACCCCTGGACAGGCGGAGATGGATCGCATCATCGAGGAGGGGCGAAGGCTCTGGGGGCTCGTGAAACCTCCCGCTGCGAACCGCGGGACTGTGGCACGGTTTGCGGGAACCGGTCCGCGCTCCGCGGCGCCTCCGTCGAGGGACGACGACGGCAAGTTTCAGATCGTCGGCAACAAGAAGCAGCACATGAAGATGGCCCGCGCTGCCTTCCCGAATCTCCCCGAGGACAAGGCGCTCCAGAAGTACCTGAACCTGATGAAAGACGCATGAGCGAGCCGATTCGTCACGCGACGATCCGGGTCAAGGTCAAGCGCCTCTCCGACGGAAAAGAGTTCACCGAGGTGGTCTCCGGTGAGGAGGCGTTCTTGGCCCGGCGTCGCAACCTGGAGTCGGTCTACGGGGGCCGGCTGAAGATCGAAGCCTACTCCAACTGGGTGGGCCACGAGGGCCAGGAGACGCGGGTTTCGGGCGAGCATTCCCTGGCGGCGAGCGAGTTCCCAATGGAGCACAACGGGCCTCGCTGAAAATTCCAGTTGACGACCTGGAAGTTCTGCCGTTAAAGTTTCCTTATCGGTGGAACGGCTAGCCGGCCCGACCGCCCGACGGTGACCGAGGGTCCTCGCCTTGATCGCCTGAAGCTCCGAGGAAGATTCGCGGGTCTGCAAGTGCCGCGAAACGGAGCTTTCGCATGGGCGCAGCCGCGGCAACGAAGAAGCGAACCAACGCACTTCTCGATAAGTACAACGAGAGGAACGACCCCAAGGCACGTCATGTCGACGGCGTGGGGCTCTGGACCGAGCTTCTCAATCGCGATCCGGCTCGCCACTACATGATGTGCAACGAGAACTCGGGGCACTACGACATCGAGTTCTACCTCGGACTGGCTCCCGGTCTCGGCCTCGACGAAGACGACGGCTACCGCGTGGAGCGCGAGCGCGACGGTGGTGTGAAGCTCCGCGCCGGCACCACGACCCGCGGCAACGACGACATTCTCCGCTGGCGCGGCATGGTGGTGATCTCCTGCCCCAAGGAGTTCAAGAAGCTCCTCGAGGAGATCGGCGACGACGGGCACGGTGGCCAGAGGGCCGCCGAGCAGCTCGACGCGATGGTGGGCCGGCGCAAGGCGTTCGAGAACCCCCAGGTGAACGTAGTTTCTCCGAACGGGACGCAATACCTGCGGCCCATGACGCAAACCGAATTGGAGCAAGGGTAGGCCTATGGCTGACAACCAACGACGGTATGGTCTTCGCTGGCAGAGGGTCCGCGGAGGCAACAACCTGAGCCCGGAGCGGCACTTCGTCGCGACCGGCTACCAGGCGACCTCCAACGCGATCAACGTGGATCTGCGCCAAGGCGATCCGGTCAAGAAGGTCTCGGACGGCTCGATCGCCCTGGTCGCTGCCGGCAACGCCACCTTCGGCGTCATCGAGGCGGTGGCCCAGTACTACGTCGGCGCGCCCATCAACGCGGTGGTTCCCGGCGGCCCGTCGCTTCCCGGAGGTACGGCATGGGGCACCGTGCAAGACCGCATCTCTCTCGTGATGCTGGTTCCGATCGCCGATCAGATCTTCGAGTGGGACTGCGACGACGCCGTGACGGCCACGACCGAAGCGAGCTTCCAAGCCTTCGTCGGGGAGAACGTGGACGCCAGCATGAACGGCGTGTCGGGCGACACGAGAGCGTATCCGCTGCTCGACATCTCGACCCACAACACCACCAACACGCTGGTGTGGCGCATCGTCAGGGTCCCAAGGGATTCCTTCTTGAACCAGGACTTCTCCGGCAACTACGTCAAGTTGCTGGTCACCGGCAACGTCGCGCAGCAAGCGCCGTTCACCACGACGGGAGTGTAAGGAGACCACATGGTTTACTCAGGCTCACTCTTCAACTCCCTCAAGCGGGTCCTCGACAACATCGTGGACGACAAGCTCGACGGTATCGAGGGCATGATGCTGATGCCCAAGTACTTCGAGGTCTCCACGATGGAGGATGCCTACGTCGATGATCTCGAGATGTCCGGCCCGGGCCTCCTTCGTGAGAAGCCGGAAGGCGAAGACCTCTCGATGGGAAACATCGTCGAGGGTGCGAAGTCGCGCTACCTGGCGCGCACCTACGCGCTCGGCTTCGCGGTCACCGAGGAAGCTCGGGAGGACGAGAAGTACGACGAGGTCATCGCAGCTGCCCGGCGTCTGAAGCGCGCCTGCTGGCTGACGGTCGACTACGACGCTGCGACCATGCTGATCCGCGGCTTCAACACCGCCTACGCGGGCGGCGATGGGCTGCCCCTCTGGAGCGCGTCGCACACGCTGCCCCAGGGCGGCACCTTCTCCAACCTGATGACCGTCCCGGTCGCGCCGAGTGTGCAGGCGGTGGTCATCGCCACAACCCAGGTCAAGAAGTTCCCCGGCCACGACGGCCTGCTCGGTGGCAACTACGTGCCCGTGTGCGTGGTCTGCCCGGTGGATCAGTGGGAGACGTGGGAAGTCATCACCGGCTCCTCGCACCGGCCCGATCCGGGCGAGTTCAACGCCATCAACGTGGTGAACCAGAAGCTCAAGCTCGACGTCTACCCGAACGTCTTCTGGTCGACGACCACCACCAACTGGATGCTGAAGACCAACGTGGAGAACGGCCTCAAGTGGAAGTGGCGCGTTCGTCCCGCTTCGCGCACCTGGTCGAACAACGAGCAGTGGATCGAGAAGTTTGCGATCCGCGCCCGCTGGACGCGCTTCTGGTCCGATCCCCGGGCAACCCTCGGAGTCAACGCCTAAGGAGTCAAGATGCCGCTCAATCCAGCATCAGGTGGCTATTTCCCGGATCTGCCGGTCACGTTCGCGCCGGTCGGTATCCGGACGCCCTACGGCGTCATCCTGCCCCCGGGCTCGCAGATCGCCGCCTACGTCCGCAACGACGGCGCCAACGGAACGACCTTCGTCCCGAAGACGGGCGACGACGCCATCCTGAATAAGCTCGGCGTCGGGACCCTCTCGCAGGCGCTCGCGCGTGTCCGCTCGGGCGCGGGCGACACGGTGGTCATGCTGCCGGGCCACCTCGAGAACTGCGTCGACAACACGATGCTGACGAACCTCATCGCCGGCACCAACATCTTCGGCATCCCGCAAGGCTCGCTCACCCCGACCATTCGCTGGACGAACACCGCCGGCAACTGGGTGTTCAACAAGAACGACGTCTCGATCTCCGGCCTGCGCCTCCGCATGGAAGGCGCCAACGGGATCACCCAGGCCATCAACTGGACCGGCGCGGACTGCTCGCTCATCGGGTGCGACATCGAGGTGGCTTCTGGCGCTGCACTCAAGGCCACGATTGCGATCGAGCTCTCCAACGCCACGGCCGCCAGAGCCCTCATCTCCAAGTGCCGGGTTCGCGGGACGGACACCCACAACGTCACCAACGGGATCTTGGTCTCGGCGGCGGTCGATCAGCTGGAGATCTCCGATTGCAGGATGCAGGCTTCGGCCACCGCGGCCAACGGCCTCATCAACGTGACGGCGGCAGCGACCAACCTCTACTTCTCGAACCTGCACGTCGCCAACACGATGACGTCGTCCACGGCGGCTATCAACCTGGGCAACGTGGCGCTCACTGGAATGTGTTGCGACGTCTATACCTCGACGCTGAACAACGGAACGGTGACCTCCCAAGGCATCATCCTCGGCGCATCTTCTCTCATCCGGCTCTTCCAGTGCTTCTCCAACGACGAGCCCAACAAGTCGGGCGCTCTGCAAGCGGCAGCGGCCACATAAAGGAACCCCATGGCACTCTTTCAAGGTCTTGCGGCGCGCGTTCTCACGGCCATCACCGCGGGCAACGCCACCGCGCAGTTCAGCCAGTCCGGCGGTTTGCGCGTCACCACCTTCGACGCGATGTACATGGACGCGGTCCGCGAGGGTCGCGTGTTCCAGTCTGGGATCAGCGCCGCCATCACCGGCATCGCTCCCGCGGCAGCCCTGCTCACGACGTCTCCGCAGTGGTCGCTGTGGAACGCCTCCACGACCAAGACGATGTACTTTCTCTCCATCGGCATGGAGGAGACCAACGCCGTGGCCACGGGCGTGACCGGTGTCAACGTCCGCTACTGCCTCTACACGACCCCCTCGTCGAGCGGCATGTATGCGGGTATGGCCATCGCCAACGCCTCGGCCACCTCCACCAACACCTCGGCCGCCATCTTCAAGACCGCGGTCACCATCACCCTGCCCGCGGCCCCGGTGTGGGCCAGCATCGCGCAGTCGTACCACATCGGAGCTGCGGCCTCCTGCAACTTGTACGTGGGCAACGACAACGTGGGCGGCGCGATCGCGCTTCCCCCTCTCTCCGGCATGGGGCTCGCCGCCTTCAGCCCGACGGCCACCGGGCTCTTTGCTCCGATTTGCCGGTGGATTGAGCACGAGGCAACCCAGTTCTAGGAGGTCCTCTTGGCCGGTAGCATCCAACTCAACCAGCCAGGCGGTGTCGGGGTCGTAGCGGGCGGGATCATCTCCCCCAATGCCCGCGTGTACCCGACCTTCATCGGCGCCACCACGACCACGTGGAACTGGAGTCTCGTGTCCAGCGTTTCTGGCGCGGCCATGCAGCAATCGGCGCGACCCGATCCCTACTTCGACGTGATCGGAAACGGCCCGTACACCATCGCTTTCATCGATTCGAACGGCGTCCTCTACCTCACTGGATGTGTTGCGTGCGAGCCGGGAGACTTTTCCAACATTCCACCCTTTGCAGACGAATGAGAGCGCTAACCTGTGCGCAGGTCCCTCCCCAAGAACAAGCCCCGAAGTTCCCCGAAGGGCGACTACCAGGCCATCTGCTCGTTCTGCGGGCAGAGCTGGTATCGCTCGCAGCTCTTCGTGGACGAGGCGGGGAACTTCGTCTGCCCTGACGAGGGTGAGGGCCTCGATTCGGTCGCGCTCGCCAGGGAGCAGGTGCTTTGCCAGGACCAGTGGCTTCGACAGGGAGAGCATGACGCGCCGCGCGATCCGCCTGTAAGCACGGCGGGTGCTCCCAGCATGAAGACGCTGACGGGGGCACCGACGGGGGGTAACGGCGTATGACCATCTCGTCGACCAACACCTTCGAGTTCAACCTCGGGCAGATGGTGAGGATGGCGCACATCGACGCCGGGCTCATCAACGTGAACCAGTCCTGCACGGCGCCGCAGGTCCAGGACGGGCTCGACAAGCTACAGGAGATCGTGTCGTCCTCACAGGCGCGCGGCATCTTCGCCCGCGTGGTCTCGCTCTACAACCTGACCCTCACGGCCGCGTCGCTCTACACGCTGCCGACGTACGCGATCGATGTCTTTGGATCGGCGATGTACATCGATCCGACGCAGCCGGTGTCCGCGGCATCGGGCGAGCTTCCGGTGATGCCGATGAGCCGCAACGAGTGGCAAGAGGAATCGAACAAGAGCTCTACGGGCGTGCCATCGCGCTACTGGGCGAACCGTGCCGGAGCGGCCGTGCAGGTTCAGATCTGGCCCGTTCCGAGCACGACCCAGGTGGGAGGGACGATCCGGTTTCAGATCCACAAGTACCGCGCCGACGTGCAGGACGCGAACGCGACGGCGGACTTCGAGCACTTTTGGGTGAGCGCGCTCGTGACGTCGCTGACCCGCAAACTCTGCTTTGCCTCGTCGCAGCTCGACAAGTACATGGCCCTCGCGGCCGACGAAAGGGACCGCTGGCGCGAGTGCCGAGCGATGAGCACGCAGCGCGTGAACCAGCAAGCCGTGTTCGCCCACAGGTCGGGATGGAGAGGGAGGTAACGAGTGTTTTTTGGAAACAACGGTCTCGGTTCTCTCGTCGGCGACTCGGTCGGCATCGCGAAGCCCTTTTGGTCGGGCGGCGATGTGTGGTGGGTAGACTCCAACGGCGGCGGCGCGGACGGCGTATCCCCCGCCGGCAAGGACCGCGAGAAGCCCCTGCTCACGATCGGGCAAGCCTACACCAACGCGGCGGCCGGCGACACGATCGTGCTGAAGGACGGACACGCCGAGACGCTGACCGGCGTGCTCACCCTCGCTAAGACCGGACTCACCATCATCGGCGACGGCAGCACGGGCGGCGTGCCCACGGTCAGGATCACCAACAACCAGGCCGCGGGGATCCTGTTCAACATCACCGCCTCCGTGGTCCAGCTGCGCAACATCTATTTCCCGACCAATGCGCAGTCGTGCAGCGCGGTTCGTGTCGGGATCACCACCAACCAAAACCGCCTCATCGGCTGCTACTTCGACTGCGGCGCCAATGACCAGGCCGCCGCGGTGCAGGTGTCGACGGGCCTATCGGCCAACATGCTCGAAGGCTGCACCTTCATCTCGACGGCGTCCACCAAGGCTACCCGGGCGACGCGCGGCCTCCAAACGGCAGGGACCACCACATCACTCTACCTGCGTAGTTGCATCTTCAACGATGCGACGAACGGGTTCGCAAACGCGGCGCTCGATCTCTCCGCGGGCGCGCACACCGCGCTCTCGATCGACGCGCTCTCGCTCTTGAACGGTGCAGACGCGCTCCTGCTGGCCACGGGATCGACCTGGTGGCTGAGCGGTCTCACTCAAACCGGCGGCGGAAAGGTGACCATCACCTAAATGCACCTGATCCAAGCGCTCGCTTCCGGCGTCAACGGTGCCGCCTACGGCTCGGTTGGCCTCTACCGCAGGGGGACATCAACCCGCGTCACGTATTACACCTCGTTCGAAGGGGGCGGCGCCACGTTGCCCACGGCCGACGTGGCACTCGACGCCAACGGGGGCGGCATCTTCTACGTCAACGAGCTGGCCGACTGCATCGTCAAGTCGTCGACGGGCGTGATCGTGCGCGAGTTCGTGGCCGGGGCCAATGCGACCGCTGTCGAGGTGATGAGCGACAGCTTCACCGGGCCGTCCTACTCGACGGGCCAGATCGCCGTCAATAACCCCACCACGCTGAAGGCGATCCTCGACAAGTGGAACGACTCGGCGGGGACTCTCGGGACCGACTTCAAGGTCTCCATTGGGGGCGCGGCAGCGATCAATCTGTCCACGGCCTTCGGCAACTTCTCGGGCATGTTCTTCAACGTCAAGAGTGCCGCCTACGGAGCCGTGGGGGACGGCGTGGCGGACGATACGAGCGCCATTCAGGCCGCGATCATCGCAGCGCAGGCGGCCGGCGGTGGCATCGTCTTTTTCCCTACGGGAACCTACCGAACCACGACCGCTCTCTCGGTAACGGGTGCTTCGATTGCCTTCATGGGCTCTGGCGCCAATGCATCGCAGCTGCTCATCGACCACGCATCGAACGGCCTGATCTCGTTCACGGGCTCGGCAGCACTCGCCACCTTTCAGGGTCTCACCCTGGGCCCGAAGCAGGCGAGCTCGGGGACGATGCTCAACGTCACCGTGGGGATGTCGATTCGGTTCGACTCCTGCCTCATCGGCAACGCATTCCTGACCACCGGCATCGGCCTCTCGTGCAACACGGCGTCGGGCGCGGTTGCCGTCTGCGTGGGGTGCATCTTCCAGGTGGGCGGATCGGCGCAGTTTATCGTGACGTCCCAGGGCATGGCGGCCTGCTACGCCTGCCGGTTCGTCTTTCCGGCGACTGCCTACGGAGTGACGGCATGGTCCTCGAGCAAGGGAGCGCTGGCGATTGGGTGCTGGTTCGAGGCGTCCCTGGTCACCTCAGGAACGTTCACAGGGATTGCCGTGGGAGCGACCGCCACCGTGCGGAGCAACATCATCATGGGATGTCAGTTCCAGGCTCCTGCCGGCGGGACATTTACGGCCTGGACCGACACGGCCGGTTCGCTCTTGCAGGAAGGGCTCAACAGCTACGGTACCGGTGTATTGACGGTGGGCGTGGCGGACGCGGGGTCAGCTTCGAACACCTACGGATCGACCTACCTCAGTCGCCAGTCTCGCAAGGGATACGTCTCGTCGACAGGAGGCGGGATTATCAACGTCGATGGAGCATTTTACGGATCGATCACGATCGTTCGCACAGTGAGCAACGCCGACAACACGGTCAACATCGACAACTTGACGGGCGCGGACCAGGTGCCCCCCGGCTCGTTGCTCAGCATCATTTACTACAACAACAGCGGCGGAAACATCGTGAACCTGACGTTCTCTGGTGCCCACGGATCGGCGCCGAACGATTGCATCAATTGCCCTGTTTTTACGCTGAACAACGCGAAGTATGCGTCGATGCTCTTCGTGCTGATGGAGAGTCCCTTTAGCGCCCAGACGGCGTGGGTGTGCGTGAGCAGGATCATCTCTCCATGACCGTCGCGCTCGTCCCCTTCGGCAACCAGCAGGCCTCGGGCAACTCCGAGCTCGCCGGGATGAGCCCCATCGCCATGAACGTGCTGATGGACAAGTCGAAGACCATGCGCAGGCGCCCGGGGGTGACACTCTCATCGGCTTACCCGCTTGGCATCGTCAACGCCAGCGCTCCGATCTCGGGCCTCTACTCCACGACCCACGGCGAACTCTTCTCGGTGTCCGACATCGGGGCCGAGCGGCTCATCTACCAACTCGGCTCTGGTGGGGCGACGCTCCTCGGGGGCGGCGTGCCGCCCTGTGGCCTCCGAGGAACGTTGCGACCCGTGTTCGCGGAGACCGAGCTTCTCCTGGCGATTGCGGGAGGGGACATCGTTGAGAAGATCGTGCTCTCGGGGCCTACGAGCTCGCGGCTCGGCACCACCGGGGCGCCGCTCTCGTCGTCGCACATCGTGGCCAACGCGGGGAGGTTTCTGGCGAACGACGTTTGGATCGATCGCACCGCCGTGCGCTTCTCGGGGATCGCGTTCGGATCTACCAGTTACGCCAACAACGAGGCGTGGACGTACGCGGGGATCGGAACAAGCGGCTACTTCACGGCGGAGGCGAGGCCGGATGACGTCGTCGCTCTCGCGACCAAGGGCAACGAGGTGCTGGTCTTCGGGACCGGATCGGTGCAGACCTTCCAGCCCGATGCGACCGTAAACTACGCGCCCGTGGCGCTCATGGAAGTGGGGCTCTCGGCGCCGTACTCGGTGGTGCTCTCGGACAGTGAGCTCTTCTGGCTCGACCATGCCCGTAGGTTCATTCTGAGCGATGGACGGACCTTTCAGGACATCTCGGAGCCCATCAAGCGCGACCTCGACGCGATCGGGACCGTGTCGGACTGCTACGGGTTTCGGTGTTTGCTCGGGTACGTGGACGCGATCGTGTGGGTGTTCCCGACCGATGGGAGAACCTTCGTGTTTCAGAAGGGGCTCGGGTGGGGGCAGTGGTCGGGCTACGACGACGCCACGGGCAACTGGGCGCCCTTCACGGTGAACTGCCATCAGCTCCTACCGGCGTATTCGCCGGGGAGCCCCACGGCTTCGTCGGTGACCAACCTGGTGGGCACCTTGACGGGCAAGGTGGGTAAGCTCTCGCTCGACGTGGCGACGGACTTGGACTCGAGCACCGGGGCAGGCACTCGAATCCGGGCGTTCGTGCGCACCGGGTTTTTGAACCACGGCACGGACCGTCGCAAGCGGTGTGAGCGGGTGAACGTGTCGCTCTCGCGCGGGGCCGCGGCAACCTCGGGGCCCCATGGTTTCCTGCGGTACCGCGACCAGCCGGGGGACTGGAGCGATCCGCTTCCCATTGACCTCGGGCCTTCTGGGGACACGGAGATCGTGGTACCCTTTCCGTCATTGGGCGTGTATCGGCGCCGGCAGTGGGAGTTCGAATTCAGCTCAACCGAAGACCTCTCCCTCGTATCGGTGGAAGAGGTTTTCACGGCGCTCGGAGACTAGGACCATGGGCACGATTCGCGGCAGGGATGTGGCGACCGGGGCGGCGACGGGAGCAACCGTAGGGAGCGCGATCCCTGGGATTGGGACGCTCGCAGGTGGCGCGATCGGAGGCGCGGGCGGGCTTCTTTACGATCTCTTGTCGAACAACGACGCCGATTCGAATGCAGTGGCGCAGGCCAATGCCGCGAAGCTCGCTGCGATGCAGGCCGAAGCGCAGAAGCTCGACGCGATGCGGCCCGAGATCGCGCAGCGGACCATGAACATGACCGCCAATCGGATGAGCGCCCTCCAGGGAGCAAACAACGTTCTGGCGACGCTCTACGGGCCCTCGGTAGCGGGGGCGCCCAATCTTGGTCTCGGTCTCTCTCCTGAGACGCTGGCGTCGATCGCCAAGGGCCGTAGTGCTCCGGTCACCTATCCGACCGCTCCGGCGGTTGTTTCGGCGCCGCCGCCTGGCGCCACCGCGCAGAACCCCAACCCGTTGCCCGTGAAAGCCCCACGCTAATGGCCAACACGTTCGGTTCCGGCCCTACGGGAGCCGCGAAGTACGATCCGGCCACCGGCCAGACAAAAGACCAGGCCGGTCAGCTGTGGCGCGTCGAAGCCAACGGGAGCTGGACGCCGGTTGCGTTCAACCCCGCCAACGGGACCTACGATCCCTCCGGGCCGACGGTGGCGATGCAATCCAACGGCGCCTGGGGCAACACGGACCCGAACGCCAAGCTTTACCAAGATCCCAACTTCGGTGGCCAGGCCCCAGGTGGCCCCACGATTTCTTCGAAGCCCTCCAACCCGTTCGAAGGGCTCGCTCCCACGACCGACGGCCTCCAGCCGGGGACTCCGATCCCTGGCGCCGAGGGGCTCGATTTCCTCAAGCAGGGCCCAGCGGAGCAGCAGTGGGATGATACGAAGGGAGCCTTCACCGGGCCCTCGCGAGCGGGGACCCGCGCGGACGAGATTGCCCAGACCTTTGGCGTCTCCGGGCCCTCGGTCAACACCGGCAACGCCCAGTCCGCGTTTGACGACTTCCTGAAGACCACCCCCGCCGACATGTCGTCCTACTACGCCAACGCTGCTCGGGTCGGGCAGGAGAACATCGACAAGACCATGGCCGCCCGGGGGCTCTACGGCTCTTCGGCTGCGGCCGACATGACCGGGGAAATGAACACCAACCTGGCGGCCGATCGCGCCAAGGCGGAGGCCGGGTACGGCCTGCAGCGGGCGGGGCTCGAGGGATCGCTCGGCTCGGGCGCGGACACCTCCAACATCGCCGGCTCCGCCAATCAGAGAGCTTGGACGTCGGGGCTCGAGGGGCTCCTGGCCCAGGGCGACACTGAAGATCTGGCCAAGGCGACCGCCGGCATGAACGCAGCGGCAACGGCCCAGGGCGCGCAGCGAACGCGCGGTCAGGACATGTTTCAGGACGCCTACACGATGGGCACGGGCGAGAGCGGGATCATGGGTCAGGGCTACAACACCATGAACCAGAACGACCTCGATCTCCTCCAGCAGCAGATCGCCCTCGAGCTCGGCATCCCCACCGAGGCCTTGAACCAGGCCAAGACCACCCAGCAAACCGACACCAACCAGGGCAACCAGGACTCCGCCAGTCTTCTCGCTCTACTCAAACTTCTCCAGCAAAAATAGCAGCGCATGATCCCCCTCAACGCCTTCCTGACGCCCGATCCGGGGCCGGTTCCCGTCAACATGGCGGTGCCGAATGCCATTTCGGGACTGGCGGACTTTGCCGAGAAGAAGCGCCAGTTCGACGCCGAGTTGGCGCAGCAGAAGTACAAGGTCGATCAAGACGCTGCCGCATCCGCCGAGCGAAATGCGATCGAGCGCTCGGCCACCGAAGGAAAGAACGCCTACTACACCTCGCAGGCCGAGACCAATCGGTTCGCCAAAGAGGCCGGCGTCGAAGAGAATCGCCAGAAGAAGGTCAACGCCCTCGAGATCGCTCTGCGCAAAGCGAAGACGCCCGAAGAGCGAGACCTCATCTACCAGGCCTTTCAAAGGCTCGGTCTCCACCACGAAGAAGTGGACACCGATCTGCCCGATCTCTCGGTCAAAGACACTGAGCTCGCCACCATCAAGCCGGTGCCCGAAGAGACGGCCCCCGTCGGAGGCTTCACCCCCTTCGCGCTCACCCCCGAGGAGGGCCCCGGTAAGCAGAAGGCACCGACGGCCCCTCCGTCCAAGAGCTTCAAGGCGACGCTCGGCGCCGAGGTCGCCAAGGACGTCGACGGAACCCCGGAACCCACCCCCGACGCGTCGCCGTTCCCCTGGGCCATGCTCGGCCTCTCCGTACCCAAAGCGCCCGAGCCAGCCGCGGCTCCGGCGGCTCCGGCAGCTCCCGCTGCACCGAAGCGTGGCGGCAAGCACATCATCACCGATGCCGAGGGGGCACCGGTTGTCACCTACGACGAGCCGCTGGAGGCCAAGCACCGAAGCGACGCAATCCGCTCGGCCATCACGCCTCTCGTTTCCTCGTCGGGCTCTCCCGAGGAGAAGGCCGCAGCCGACGCAGCGGTCGAAGCTGGCTCTTCCTACGCGGCCAGCAGTGGCGATCTGAATGCAGGCCGAACCCTGGCCATGGACGTCTTCAAGGCGAAGGTCGGGGAGCTCAAAAAGAAGTACCCCGGAGGGGGAGGTGGTGGCGCATCAGCGGGGCCCACCAAGGCGCAGGCGCAAGCCGAGGCCAAGATGAACGACCAAACCCTCGCCGTGGTTCGCGAGCTTCGCCAGGACGACGTCACCAAAGACTCCGCCCAGGCCAAGCTCGGCGCCCAGAACGGCCTGGCCCATCTCGACGCGGCGGCCAAGGAGGCCGAAGGCGGCGGCGGCATGCAGCAGCTCGGCGCGGTCAAAGAGTACCTGCGTTCGGTCTCCGGTAAGGTGGTCACCGACAAGGAGCTCGACGGGTTTCTCAATTCGACGGGCAAGTTCAACAACTGGGAATCGGCGATCGATCAGTACATCAAGGGCGGCGAGCGCCCGGAGGAGTTTTTGCGCCAGCTCCGAGGCCTCCTCTCGACCATTCGCGATCGCGCCCAGACGAACCTCGACGCCACGGGCTCGAAGGCCTACGAGATCATCAAGCGCCAAACGGGCGATGAGACGCAGGCCGACGTGGGCCGAGGGTTCTTCACCGGCAACTTCTCCACGCCGTCCGAGAAACCGCAGCGCTACGGCAAGAATCCGGGAACGAGCGGAGAGTCGTCGGCCGATCGCCGCAAGCGCATCACCGAGGGCCTCTGATGCTGACTGCCGACCAAGCCAAGAAGCTCGCCGATAAGGTTCGCTCGGGACAGGTCCCGGACGCTGATCTCGACGAAGCCGAGGCGATGCTCACCGAGTTCAAGTCTGCCCAGCCGAAGGGCGAGACCCAGGCCGATCTCGAAGCAAAGCTCCACACGAACCCCGAGTTTGGGGGGCACGATCCCGGCTATCCGGCCACCGGCAAGCAAGCGCTCGAAGCCCAGAACTTCGGCGGCGCCGCCGAGAAACTGCACACCGCGCTCCCCCCGGTCGTCCCCGAGCGAAAGCGCGATCCCAAGCTCGCCACGGCCTCCAAAATCGCCGAGCCCGGCCTCTCCGCACCGCCGGAATACACGCCACCCACGCCCGAGCCCTCCCCGAGCGTGCACCCTTTCGACAACTTTATGGCCGCCCTCGGAAAGGCCAAAGACTCTCTCCCGTCGACCTTCGGCGGCAAGGTGGAGCACTATCTCGAGCCCCCACGTCTCCCGAACGAGCCCCTGGACGTCTACCACGAGCGAGCTGACCGGATGTGGGTCCAGAAGTACGAGGACGCCCAGGCGAAGGGCATTCCGATCGTGCGCGAGGAGTTCGCCAAGATCCGAAGCCCCGAAGAGAGCCTCTGGGGCAATTTCAAAGACACTCTCGGTCATGACATTCAGATGGGTCTCGGCAGTGCGACCGCGGGCGCCCACTATGCCGACAAGGCTCTGACCGGAGGCCTGATCACCAAGGAGCTCGAGAAGACGGGCGCGATCGACGAGAAGAACCTCAACGCGGTGTCCAACCGCTTCCCGGAGTCGCAGACCGTCGGGTTCATCGCTGGCGCCCTGAGTCCCCGCTCGGCCGGGAACATGGTCGGCAAAGCGCTCGTTGGGGACACGGCCAAGACCATCATCGGCCATGCGCTCGCGGGTGCTGCGAAGGGCGGCATCGCGGGAGGTGTGACCCAAGGTCTCACCGAGTTGAACGAGGACAACGCTCCGGAGGGGGGCCTCGGTCGCATCGCGGGCGCCGCGGGACTTGGGGCTGGCATTGGTGGGATTCTCGGAGGGATCGGCGGATCTGCGGGGGCTCACGGAGAGAACCTGCGCGAGACAAACCCTGCCTATGCCGAGGCGGAAAGCAGGGGGCTTCTGAAGTCGGGTCCGGGAGAACCGGTGCGCGATCGGGGGCTCTTTGGCGGCATCAACCCGCGCGAGGACGTGGCTCGGTTCCGGGCCAAGGCCGTTCCAGGATCGAGCGCCGAGCAAGTGGCGACCGAAGAGATGCACGGCCCGATCGTGGAGACAGCGCGCAACTTCAAGGAGGGAGAGTCGGCCCGAGTGGGAGGATCCAAAGAGAAGTTCTTTGCCGAGAATCCGCAGACGATTCAGATGACCGAGGCGGCGAAGGCGGCTGCCAACAAGATCGGAAAACTCACTTGGGGCGAGAGCGGAACTCCGCTCGCGGGCGAGGTGAATGCCAGGGATGTTCCGAGACTCCGCAACTTCGTACGCAGCGTCTCCTCCGTCGAGCCGGTCAACGCGGGCGACGCGACGATCGAGCGGGTCCCCGAAGAGCCCACGCTGACCCACGAGCATCACGGGCAGCTGCAAAAGAAGGCACTTGCTCGCGTCGCTCTGGAGGAGACCGCCACGACGCCTGCGGAGACTCCCACGAGGCCAGAGAACGCAGCCGGCGCGCCATCGTCAGAATCGCCCAGCCCTTCCGGCAACGTCGAGGCGAGGGTTTCCTGGCAACACATGACGCCGGAGCAGAAGGCGGCCTGGCAGAAGGCGGTCGATGAGGGAACCGCCAAACATGAGGCTGGGTGGAAGCTCATCGACGAGACGCATTCGATGGCCGATGCCGAGAAGATGCTCGGCCCGAAGGAGTACCAGGCGCTCCTGAAGCGCGAGGGGCTCAATCCGAACGAGCCGCAGTTTGCCGAGAAGTACCGCGTCAGGCTGGGAGGTCCGGACGTCTCCATCCCCGAGGCCAGAAAGCTCCTGGGTGACGCTGAGCTACGCACGATGCTGAAGGAGCAAGGGATCGACCAGCTCCCCGACGATGCACTCAACAAAGGGTTTCGTCTGCGTCTCGGCGGCAAGGCGATGACGCCCGAGCAGCACGAGCAGATCTTGTCAGGGCTCCAAGACCCACGCCAGGGGCCGCTTCAGGGCTTGCCCGAAATCCAGGCCGGCGCTCACGAGAGCCGGGGGCGGTTCACCGGCAAGGTGGACGAAACCGGGGAACCATACGCCAAGTACATCGAGGGCGAGCACGAGAAGCTCTCCAACTTGGAGCGCGTGTACAAGCTCGCCGGCATCCCACTTACCGATGCCCAGGGCAAGCCCGGGATCCCCAAGCTCTCCGAGCTCTCCGCCGACCAGTACAAGACCCTCGTCAACACCATCGCTAAGTACGGCGGCGATCTGCCTCCTGCCCAGGCGAGCGCCATCCGAGAGACGGCCAAGGCAGCCGGCCAGGGGCCCCAACTCGAAGCCCTGCGCAACAACGCCCTGACCTCCCAGCTCGAGGAGCAGATGCGCCTGCACCCGCGTTGGTACCCGCCCTTCCTGGTCCCCACCACCACCGCAGGAGCCCGGATGCGCCTCGATCCGGCCCTCTCCGAGCTCGCCAAGGTTGCCGGGACGCCCGGCGGCTCGGGAGCCCTCGGCGTGCCACTACGAAAAAAACTCTCGGAGAAGAGTTCCCAGGATACTATGGACGCAATCGCCCGGATCATCACCGGTCAGTAGGAGATCTCCATGCAGGCTCGAGTCGGATACGCAGGCACTACACCAGGGGCGGACGCCAATACCTACGTTCTCTTTGCGACATGCAATCCGGGAACGGCGACGGACCCCCAGAACGCCAATTGGGGCCAGAACGCGCTCGGCTTCATGTTCGCCGACAAGTTCACCCTGAACTTGGATCACGTCCAGGCGGGCACCCTGAACGCCTACGTCTCCCAAGACCATGGGACCACTTGGGGACAGCTCTCCACGGAGGCCATCGCGGCACCGGCGGCCTCCGGCTCGACGTACCGCGAGTTCAACCTCGAGGGACTCATGGACTGGAAGCTCGAGTGGGTGAACGGGGGCGTGGCCCAAAACCCCTGGCGCGTGAACATGTCGATCGTGTCGGTTGACCGAGCTGCCCCCTAAGCCATGTCCCGAGCTGGCGCCGATCCCACCCTGCCGTCTTACATGACGGGGCCCAACTCCGGCATGGCCTTTTGGTATGAGGCGAGTCGCCAAGTCGGGGTGAATAACTCCACGCTTCTTAGCCCCTGCGCATTTGATGCGGCCGATTGGATCAAATCGCAGTGCACGATTTCCGCCAACGGAACGACCGATCCGGGCGGGGCCACTCTGGCCGATGGAATGATCGAGAGCGCGGTCGTGGGCGCGCACACCGTCTCGCAAAACCCGGGCGCGCTCGTGACAACGATCCCCGCCATCATGTCGGTGTACCTCAAGGCCGGCGCCCGCACCTGGGGCATCTTGCAATCAGATGGGCGTACCGCGTACGTCAACTTGACCACGGGCGCAAAGGGCGCGTCAGGCGGAGCGGAGTCGTCACTCACAGTGACTTCTGCGGGTAACGGGTGGTGGCATTGCCAATTCGCTCCTCCAACCCCATTTGCGGCAGACTTCACCATCTACGGCGCCACGAGCGATGGCGGCTTTTCGTACGCGGGGGACGCTGCGACGGTGGGCATCTGGATGTACGGTGCATCCGTTTCGCAGACCAAGGTTTCCTCCTGGGGCGACGCGAGTCAGTTAGGAAGAACCCTGTCGCAGGCGGTCCCGGCCAACCAGCCTCTTTGGAACGCGCGCGGACCCAATGGGAGGCCGTACGTGTCCTTCGACACTTCCGGGACCAACTCTCTCGGCCCGGCCCTTTTCACCCTGCCGCAGCCGGTCAACGTTTTCTTGGTAACGCGCATCAATGCCTTCACGGGCGCTGGCGGCAAAGACATTCTTTTTGATGGTGGCACGGCGGCGTCGGATTTCATCCTGCTGTCCAGCACAGCCAACCAAGCCTTTCGCCCCAACGCAGCGATTGGATCCTCAAGCACGCTCGTCGCCAACGGCGTCTTTGCTCTCATCGACGTGGCCTTCAACGGTGCCAGTAGCGAGGGCTATGTCAACGGCGTTTTGACGGCGTCCGGTGATGCCGGAGCGGCCGCGATGGGCGGCTTTACCATGGGTTCGCTCGCAGATGGGACCCGCGGCATGAACGCCGATTTTGCTGAAGTCATAGGCTACAACTTCATTGTAAGCGGTGACTGGCGCCAGAAGATACGCTCCTATTTGCGTGGGAAGTACGCGCTATGAGCAACGGTATCCTTGCCTACCAGCCCGGAGGCGCCGGAGTGGTTGCCATCGGGAACCAAGTCAACGGCACGGGGACTAGCCTCCTTGCGGCGGGGGTGCAGCTCACGTTCACGGGTTCGACCACATCCTGGGCGTGGTCGATTACGTCGGTGCCGGCCCAGAGTACGCGGGCCAGCCTCAGTTACGCAGCTCCCAACTCTCCGTCGCAACCAGAATTTATCGCAGACGTGGTTGGCAGCTACATTCTGCGCTTTGTCGACTCCGGCGGCAACGTCTACACGCTGATCATATCGGTCACCAACTCCGCCTCGGTCGCAACCACCGCCTTCGGATTCGTGGACCCGGCTACCTACGGCGCGGTGGGAGACGGCGTCGCCGATGACACGCAAGCGATCCAGGCGGCCTTGAACGCGGTGCAGAACAACGGGGGGCTAGCCCTGCGCTCAGGAGCCATCTACCGCATCACCGCCCAGCTCCTCTGGGCCGGCGCCTCCCTCGGATCTCCCAAGACCAACATGCGCATCGTGGGCAATGGCGCGACTTTCCAGATGACGCGGAACATCAAGTTCATGGCGCTGTACAACATCGCGGGCTGCGAGATGACCGGCTTTAGCGTGCTCGGCACACTGCAAACCGACGGCGGCGATCCACTTGGTAGCCCAGCCAACACGAATCAGGGCGTGCTCGAAATAGGCGGCGCTGCCGGGACAAGCACGCGCGACGTCGATGTCCACAATTGTACGTGGCAGGACATCGGCGGGTATGCAATTTGGCCTGGCGGCAACACGCGCGACGTACGTATCCATCACGACAGCTTCATTCGGACCCAGGCGGGCGTTCAAACGTCCTCGGGGACCCAGTACAATCGCGATCTATCCATCTGCGACAATTATTTTCTCGGCAACGTATGGGCCGCCGCGTCGGCCAATAAGACCCTGGGAAGTGACGATCAGATCGGGATCTTCAGCGGCGCCGGTCGCGTGATCGTCCGCGGTAACATGATCGACAAGCAAGGCCTTCGCCAAGTCGATGGAACGACCAACGATGCGAGCACCAATCAGGCGCGGGCCATCGATGTTGTGTGCTCGGTTGGAGCGGATATCACAGAGCTCATCATCGACGACAACACGGTCGTGAACTGCATTTCCACGAACACGACCTACGCGCGGCCGGCCATCGAGATCTTCGGCGACGACACGCTGGCGAGCAAGCTCGAGACGCTTTCGATCTCCGGCAACACCATCCGTTATTCGAACCAGGCGATCGCGATGTATGGACCGGCCAAGAACGGCGTTTGCGCCAATAACATGATCAGCGATGTGACCTCGCTCGGTGGCCACTCCGAGTCAGCCACAGAAGGCGATGGGATTCTGATTCAAGGGCCGGTCAACAGTAGCGCCGGATGGACCATCATCGGCAACGCTGTCACCCGAGCGGACGCGGCCAGCATCAAAATTGCGAATCTGAGCAAATCGTCGGTGGTGGGGAATGTGCTCACCGCCATTGTCAACAGGGGCATTGTAGCGACCACCGTCACCGATGTCACATTCGGACAGAACGTGTGCGACGGCGGCTCGGACTACGGCATGGTGCTCTCCGGATATGTGCGGTGTTTGGTCGCTGGCAACACGATCCGCGGCGCTGCGTCTTACGCACTCAGCCTCCAAGGCTCTAGCAACAGCGCACTTTTCTTTGGCAATCAATTCCAGGGAACGAGCGGAAAGATTTCCGATGGAACATCTGGGTCGACCAATCGCTTTGTTGCCAATGATGACTATTTGGTCGGTTCCGCCTCATGGGATCCGGTCAACGTGGCAGCCGGAAGCTCTACAACCACGACCGTTACCGTCACCGATGCCGCGCTCGGAGATGGGGCCGAAGCATCGTTCTCACTCGACCTCGCGGGCTTGACCTTATCGGCCTATGTGAACGTTGCGAATACGGTTACCTGCGTTCTCTCGAACAATACGGCCGGCCCCATCAACCTCGGCAATGGCACGGTGAAAGCCTGGGTGACCAAGCGATGATCAACGGCGAGACGCGGGACGACTTCGACCATTTCCGCGGCATCGTGATGCGTCACGACGCCGAGCTGTCTCACCTGAAGGGGATCCCTGAGCTTGTGGACCAAGCCGCCAAGCAAATCGGCGAGCTGAAGATGCTGGTGGGGGACCTCCGCTCGATGGTCGAAGACTGGCGGGAGGACTCCAAGATTGTTCGCATTGCCGAGCTGAAGGGACAGCTCGAACTGAAAGAGAGGCTCGTCATGTTCTGGCAACGTCTCGCCGCGATCGTCGTCGGCGCCGGTCTCATCACCACCGCAGCGATCCTGCTCGCCAAGCAGGAGCTTCACCAGGCGCAGATGGCGGTCGGGGGCGCAGGTCTCCTGCTCATCGGGTGGGGGCTTCCCTTCTTCGGCGACCGCAGCAAGGCCAATAAGGCATCCCTCCCGCCCCCGAGCCAGACATGAGAGCCGCGCTGATCCTGTCCTGTCTCTGGCTCGCGTGTGCGCCAAGGCCAGCCCTCTCCCCCGCTGACGAGGTCCAGTACAACACCGAGTTGCTCGCTGCCGAGGAGTCGGCAGCTTCCTGCCGGGAGGCGGTGAACAACGTCGCCAAGGTGGAGGAGCGATGGAAGACGACTTTCGCGAAGTTCCAACGTCCCGTATCACCCGCCCCGATCTTGATTTGCAGGGAGGACAAATGACCGACGCCGCCGTCATCGCCGCCGTCGCCGAGCTCCTCGCCACCCACTCCGGGGAGCTCATCAAACAGGCCATCGACATCGTGGAGAGCAAGGACCCTGACCCCATCGGACAGTTCGAGCTCCGTCGCGCCGCTTACTACCAAGCCCTCCAGGCGAGGCTAGACGCCCGCTTCGGCGGGGGTTAGGATACGCCCATGGCAAAAGGGATGGGTTTCGATGCGGCTGCGGCGCAAGCTGCGGCTCGTTCAGGGGAAAGCATGGCAGCGGGTCGCGCGATGATCGCCGCGGGAGCTCGCAAGGCCTCCAACGCGGCCAAACGCGCCAACCCCAACTTGATGAAAGTCTCGGGGGTCAAGGCGCCGCCCGGAATGAACCCTCATCACATGAGAAAGTACTGAGACCATGGAAACCTGCACCGTCAACAACGTCTCCTCGGCTGAAGCTTGGGACTGCGTCTCGCTCGTTCGCCCAGAGGGCGGCACGGTGGATCTCACCGTCCCCAAGGGGTCGAAGGTCTCCGGGACCATCAAGCTCGGCGATGAGGTGAAGGTCAATATCGACGGCAACCGGGTCGAGTACCTGTCGCACCAAACCCCAGCGCCTCCGGTCGTCAAAGCTACGGAGCCGCCGGCGGAGCCAATCGCGCCCGCAACTCCTCCAGCTTCGGCTTCGCCGAGTCAGGGCAGTAAGTAAGCGCCATCTCCACCTGCCACCGGGCACGCAGGGCGTTCTTACATTCGAAGAAGGGCCCGGCGAAGGAGTGGAGATCGGCATGGTGCGCTCCGCACAGCGGGATCGCCCAGGCGTCAGGCGTCTTCGTGCCCATGCCCTTCTCTCCCTTCAGGACGAGATGATGGGCCTGCACGGCGCCCACGCAAGCATAGCCATGCAGGCAGCACGGCTCGGAGGCGATCCGAGCGAGGTGGAGCGGATCGGAGCCGACCCGCCTCCTGGTCGGCTTCTTCTTGAAGCGTGTTCGCTTGAGCGGCGTCTTGCGGGCTAAGGGCGTTCGTTTCACAACCCGTCGCTCCCTTCCTTGGTGGTGCGCCCGTCCTCGGCGGCCCAGCGCAGGCTCGCGCGGGCAGCATCGTTGGCCTCCTTGGTAGTCGGCTTCTTGATCGACTCGTCGAGCAACCCCTTGAGCAGTCGCTCCCAGATCTTGGCCACGCCGCGCGCCTCCTGGAGGAGCCCCTGGAGTCTCTCTACCTCGGTGAGGAGGGCGCGGCGGTCCTCGAGAAGCTGCTGAATCGCATCAGCCTGCATCGCTTCCTCGGTGGGCGGTCACGCGGGGTCTTTCAGTTCGCACATCTGCTCGATGAGCCGCGCGCCAGCTTCAAAGACCTTTCGTCTGGCGGCGGCTCATCGAGCAGATGTGCG